TGGTGCATGCCACCGCTAGCCGATGCCAGGTTAGCTCGTATTTTTGCATTAGGGCATCAATTAGAGGACAACATCGCCGACTTCATCCGTGAGGCACCGAAGGTAAAACTAAGGACGCATGAACGTGGTGAGCAGATCGGTGGTTCGTTCTTTGGTGGTCATTTACGTTATCACATTGATGGTCTATTAACCGAAAATGGTAAGACTTATCTCTGGGAATGTAAGACTGCAAATAACAAGCGGTTTAACCGTTTAAACAAACTCGGCACTCAAGCTAGAGGGGCCGGTGAAACAAAAAATCTTGCGTACTTCGATTGGGATTCTACCTACGGTGCGCAAGTACATTTTTACGGTGGTGCTCTTAATGAGCAATACCCAGAAGAAGAAATACAAGGTGCTTACGTCACCGTGTATGACAAAAATACGAGTGCCATCTATGCAGAGCAGATGGACCTCGATCCAATAATGTACAACCAAATGAAGGATAAGGCGTGGTGGCTACTCAATCTAAAAGAACCCCCACAAGCTGCTTATTCTAAGTCGGCTTTTCAGGTTAAGAATTTTATGTCTGAAGAAGAACGAGGGATCTATTTAGGCGAATTAACGCCTCTGAACCCGCTGTGCCGTACTTGTAAGTTTGCTAGACCTAACCTAACAGATCGGCAAAAACGCGGTCAGTGGGGTTGTACGCGCACTAAGAAGATTATCAATCATAAACAACAACTGAAGGGCTGCTTGGATCACGAGTGGATTCCAGGGTTAGTACCGGCCAAACATCTTGGTAATAACAAGTATGAAAAGAATGACGTGGTGTTTTATAACGTCGGTGCCAGTGACCCAATGAATAAAGAACATAGCTACACATCAAGTGAGATTGCGTATCTGTGTCGTAACGATTTTGATTTTGAGTCTAACGATCAAATAACTGAAGTAAGAAAAACATTCGATGTTAAACAACAAATAGAGGTAACTAACAATGCTAACAATGAGGTTTAAACATATATTATTACTAAGCTGTATTGCAGTGATTTACGTGTATTCATCTAACTTAGATTATGAGGATCATGTACGTGACAACCAACTGTATTGTGAAATGATTATGGACGGAGCGTATCCAAATTGGAGGGAAATTGATTGCACTACTTGATGGGGTTAATGGAATTAACCGGGAGCATTTTTATACACAACTACCATTCGCCATACGTGGCACTAAAGATTGGGATCGTCGTGAAAAGATGCGTAAAAAAATGGGGTGCTATTGTGTGTGCTTAGGTCCAATACCAGTACATTGCGCTGATGGCGAAAAATGGCAGCATAAGAATAAAATGGAAGTCAGAAATGACAGACTAATAAGGACGAAAAAATGAAAGAAGTACCACAGGATTTAATGACACTCAAAAAGTTTAATGAAACTTACCCGGATTTACATGCGTCGCTGCCTTCGTTACGAAACGAAGCTAGACGACGCTATGAGAATGGATTGATGGAAGCCAATGTCATTATGGAAAAACGATCTGGGAGCGATCCACAGGCACGATCTGCCTTATTGATTAGTCCCTCACGTTACTTTATGTGGTTGGGCTCTCACTAAACATTTTTTTAGATAAGCTCTTCGCTCGTTTTTGTTGTGGCTTCATATACCGATCAAGCATATTGGTATTTTTCCAACCACCAAAAGATTTGACTTCATCAACATTAGCACCCTTCTCAAATATGTAGGTGGCCCAAGCATGACGAAAATGATGCAATACAATCTTTTCGTTGAACACTGGATCAGGTTTATCTAATTGAGCTTTTTTCTTAATCATCTCAAACTTACCAGTAAAACTGTTTGCCCATTCTTTTGATCGAGGTGCTGGAGGAAACACTCTATCACCAAGAAACAATGCCTTCTGAGTTTGCAATTTTAATGCTATTTGTTTGGATACATAAATATATCGGTCCTCATGGTTCTTAGTATCTTTTAAGAATATTTCAGCACCCTCCTCGTTAAAATGAATTCTATCCCAGGTAAGCATGGCAATCTCATTTCTTCTGGCACCTGTCTGCCATAAAATTTCTAAGTACAACGGCGTAAACTGCCAAACCCAACCTTTAGTTTCTAAATGTTCTTTATCTTTTGCTATTTGATGCGCAGCTTGGAGCAGAGCATCAAATTCATTGTGCGTAATTAATCGCCTACGTTGATTGATTGAACGACTACGATTCATGTCATCAATAGGATTTATTAGACACCATTTTTGCTGTAATGCGATTTTAAACAGTACATCTAAAAACGTCTCATAATCGTATTTTGTTTTTGAGCTCCAATTACGTTCTTGCCCTATTTCATATAAACGATTAGTAACATCATCAGTGGTGAATGTTTTTATCGGAATACCACCCCAATGGTAATCTAATAAAATACGATACCCAGCTACATAACGATTAAACTGATACTGTGATTTATCCCCATTGATATTTAATGATTGTGGATTTTTTATAATCCAATTTACGGCCTGATTAAACGTTACATTGTTTTGTAACTTTTCTGGTATTGGCTCATTAGCTCTTATCTTAATTTTTAATTCTTCAATATATTTTTTTGCTTCGCGTGAAGTTTTAAAATATTTATCTACTTTAATGCCGATAGTTTTATTTTGATACCGAAACCCATAATATACTTTGTTATTTTTTATGACTTTTTTTGCTTTCATTCTGTTCCCCCTCAATAACATTAGTATTAATAGTATACATAAATATATCAAAAAGTTGTGCAAATATTGTGCAAATTCACAAAAAAACCCCTTCCCCAATCTTCCAAAGAAAATCAGCAAAGAGGTTTAATATAATTAAATCAACTACTTATCATGGTGCCCGGAGCCGGAATCGAACCGGCACGTCCTTTCGGACAACGGATTTTAAGTCCGTGTCTTTTAATAGCATAGCGTAATCATATTACTTATATTAGCTTATCTAGGGGCTTATAGAGTATCTTGAGTATTATAGAATAATATAAATATAAGCAATTATTGCTGAAAACAGTAAAATGTTGTGCAAATTTTGTGCAAAAATTAGCTGCCTTGTCTAATATTAATAGTAGATGATGATCCACCATTAACTGCAATTCGATTTACCTTCCCCTCTTGCTCCATAATAACGGTTGTAGAATCACCACGAGATAAACTCATTTGTATTGAATCTTGAACGTTACGAATAAACTTTACCTCATTATCGTTAACAAAGGTATTGATCTGGGTATCAGCATCAAATCCGATAGCGGTACCTTTTATGCCATCTGCTGCTAATGATTGATTTGCTTTATTAAGCTCATCCACTTCTTGAATGACATCTAAGAGATCCTCTAGAAAGTTCACTTGCAAGGCATCAATATCTAACTCGGTATACTCCAGATTATCTTCTTGCAATTCGTCTTTTTCTAATTCATCAAACTCTAAAAAATCTACATCTAATAAATTAACTGCATTAGTGCTCTTGCTATCGTCTATAGTCTCAACTTCATCAGGTGGATTTACTATGAGCATGTTATCAATCATGCTCAGAGTAAGGTCTAATATTACCGATGGTGTTGGGGCCGTTTCAAAATTATAAACTGTAGTAGCCTCATACGGTTGATTGAGCACTACTTGGCCTAACGCAGTGGTTACGACAATCTCACCAGAGCTATTCCCAAACTCATCTGGTAACAGTATTACCAGGGCTTCACCTGTCTCTGCTACCGTAATAGTAAAGTCAGTACCACGAATACCAATGGTGGCAGAGTTTGTTCTAATCTTAATATTTTCTTTTTTAATACGTTTTGTTTTACTGGTAATAAATCTGCCTGTGCCTTTCACAAAATTCAAGGCAAGGCTAGATTTATCCGGGTCAGGATCGTATACAAAATTATCAATCGTAATTTTGGACTGCTCTGTAAGGCGTATAACGCTCTCATCAGCGAACGTAACGCCCATACGACCATTGGCTGTCTCTAAGACATCCATGCTCTGTAATGCGAAATTAAGCGTACTGTCATACGCCTTATCTCTAACTACTCGACTGACTCCTTTTAACTCTGTAATACTGCCTATATCAGCAGCCAATACTGGTCCCAGAATTAGCTTGCTGCACACATACAGTGCCATTATTGCCGTTAGAAGTAATCTTGAGCCAATCGTTATCAGTGGTATTAGCCTGGTCAATTGTAAACGTCCTTGAGTTTCCAGTGTGATCTAAATAAAAGTAACCGCCAGCAAAACCATCCATATCCGTCGTGACCTGATTTTGATCGCCATCCAAATCTACATAATGTGTTGCTGCATCTACATCGATGTCTGCATGAATTTGATTGCTGTCACCTTGCACAATCCAATCTAAATCTGTGCCACTCGCTAAGGCGGATGTGGCCAGATCAAGAGTGAAGGTGTTACTACCCCCGGTAACGGTGACGTTAACGTTGGAGTTATCGGCACCAAAGGCGTTACTTGGATCCATTTTTGATGTAAAGGTATTACTATCGCCATCAAAATTAAAAAATCCCGTATATGAATCTGCATACATATCACCTAAGAATTTATTTGTATTACCGATCTGATTAACATCTAATGTCATGGACGTTCCATCCAAGTCCAAAGCTGTCATACTGCCAGCGGCAGCAGTCAAACCACCAATAATATTTCCTGAGCCTAATTGCTCAAAATCCATGTTAGCTGTCACACCGACTTGATCTACAAAGATTTCATTATCTGCTGCAAATGCCAGTGGTGTTATTAATAAAGCCATTACACTTAATCTATTCATAATCCCAATACCCCCGACTTTTTCCTATCATAATCATTTCGTATACTCCGGCTTCGATAGCCTTTTGGAGTGCGATAGCTGTTGATTCATTCTCAGCAACACCGCCCTCTATTTCTATTAACTTTGCATTTTCATCGAGAAACCGAAAAACATCTTGACTTAGGGCCACCGATAAAATCTTCTTTTTGGTCAGGACTTCTATTAAGACTTCGCCGGTTGAGACCGACACCAGTCTTAATGAGACACTGACTGAATCTTCACGCCACTCTTTAGAGCCACCAATACCGAGATACCTGGCACCTACTCCACCGCTCTTTTCAACATTGTAGCTCACCACGGCTCCTTGCATGAGTAATCCTGCTAGTAACAATGGTTTTAGGGCACTGTCCTCTTCAAAATTCTCACGAGTATTGCGGATAAGCTGCCGTTCTTTAGTCAGCGAGTCTAAACCGACCCGCTCGACTACTCTAAAGAATGCACCGTTACTGGTGTGTTTTAATGCCCTTATCAAGTACGCCTCTGGCGCTTGGGTAATGGCACTAGCGAATAATGCAAATTTACCGTTAGATGCTCGTGCCCCGGTTAAGTCTTGCAGACTATTGGGATATACGGCCACCACCGGCTGTCTAACTGCTGGTGGAATGTTTTTTAATGCATCGGATTGTAGAGCTTGTACCGATGCACTTTGGATGACGATATGCGGTATGCCGCCATCCTGTAACTCATTATAATTGACAGCACAACTAGAAAAAAAAATCGCCAATAGGCACAGTAATAGTCGTCGTATCATTGCTGCTCTCTTCGGTTATCGTCAATGTAATAGTTTCTTCGCCTACCTCGTATTCAATTAAATTACCCTCCAGGGTAAGTTGACCTGACTCACTAGGATTTTCACCAAATAACTGCTCGACCATCTGGCGAGATAGTTGAGCATAAACTCGTGACTCAAAATTACGAATAAAACGAGATAACGTTGAATTTGTTTTCTCTCTCTCGATATCATCAAGAACGGTTTGCTCGTTTTCGATAATCTCATTACGCCGATTAGTTTCTTGGTTCTCAATGGTCAGGTAATGTGACGAAGCATTGATGCCAGAAAAACTTGGGCTTTTAAAATTAAATAACAATTCATCAGCATTGCTGCTGTTTGCTAACAGCAGAAATGCGATTAATCTAATCGTGTCTCTGATCTTTCTTTTCTGCTTTTGTAATGTCATAGGTATCTATCAGTTCTGGTACTTTTAAAAGTGTTTTAAGCATTATGTCGTTTCTTATTAAAGACTGATCTATCTGGCGGCACCTATCTATTAACGATACAGTTATGCCGTAATGAGTGTCTAGCTTGGATGATAAACGCTCTTCCATAGCATTAAGTGATGCGTCAACCTTTTCGTCAACGACATCAATCTTGGCTTCCATGCCATCAATAATTCGGTTTATAAGTTTCCAGATAAAGAACCCAAGGCCCAGTGCGGAAGCTACTGGAAAACCCACCTGGTTTATCAGGTTGATAATGTCGTCCATTATTTATTTTTTTTAATACGCTTAGCTGTCTTTTTAGCTTGTTTGAATGCAGCATTAGTAGGTGCACCCTTTTGACCTTTTTTACGCATTGTTTCTTTTGATCCAGCCTTAATGCGACGTCTTTTGGCTGCTATGTTTGAATACAAACCTCGTCTTGCTACCATTTCTTACAACTCCAATATCTAGCAGTTAATTTATTTGGTGGGTTAGAATCACATTTATGTCTAGCTCTAAATGATTTACGTCTTTCAGGATTATTTTTTTTGATAGTCATATTTGGATCTCCAAATCGTATCAAACGCACTTTTTCCTTATCTTTAGCTAATACAGCAAATTTTTTTGTACCACCGCTAGTGCGTTTTGGTTGATTGTATCCGCTAAATCGCTCACCTCGATACGTAATACTAGCCATCATTTTTTCCTTTTTTTAGATGAACGCCTTTTCTTACTGTAATGTTTACCTGGCATATTAGTTTCCTAGCATTCTTAAAAATTGTTTTTCTTCATCGTTTAAACCGGGTTGCTCTGGACGCATTTGAGATGCCT